GATTTGGCTTAGAGGCACCTCACAAATTAGGAGTTGATGTTAATATTACAAGAGGGAAACCAGTTGTCCGTATACAAATGAGTGACTATTCACAATGATTTATGAGGTTGAATTACCTGATGGTCGAGTTATTGAAGTTGAAGGCGAGCCAGGCAAAGAAAAAGAAGCTGCGTTTGCAGTAAAAAAATACCTTGCTCAAGAAGCAGGCGGTAAAGCATTAAACGAAACCGAATTTGATTATGAGACAGGCATACAAAATGCAAGTTTAAGAGCGCAACTTGATACCGCTGATAGCATTATAGAAAAAGAAAGTGTTTTGCAAGGATTTGTTGGTTCTGATGGATTTATAAGAGATGCAAATGGAAGGTTAGCAGTTACTCCTGAAGGTCAAAAAAGATTAAACATTAGACCATCTGATAAAAATATTATTATTGATGAAGAAGGTTTTTCTATATACGATTTTGCTGATTTTGCTGGAACAGTTGGACCCATAGCAGGTGCTATTGCAGCAATATCTCCGCAAGGAAAGTTATTAAAAGCAATAAAACCATTTTTAAGAAATCAACGCCTAACTAATTCTGCCGCAGTAGCTATTGGTTCTGCTGGTGGTAAAGGCGTAGAAGAAGCTGGAGAACTGTTATTAGGAACACAAGAACAAGAAGCAAGTGAAATTGCTAAAGATTTAGCATACGAAGGCGTTATCGGTGGTGTATCACAAGGGGTATTTGAAGTAGCTGGGGCTGGTTTATACGCCATGTTAGGCAGAAAAGCAGCAACAAAAGATGTTGATATTGCTAGAGCAATAGCATCTGGTGCTGATCCTAATGATATAACAATGTTAAATAAGCGTTTAGGTAGAAACGCAACGTATGATGATATTAAACAAGCTCAAGCTGATGGAGTAATAAAAACTTTTACCGCAGCCGCAGTTTCCCAACGAGCTTTAGGCCGTTCAATACCTGGTAGAATACAAGCCGCTGCGGAAACTGTTTTTGGTCGAACAGAAAGAGATAAAAGATTAGTTCAATACGGAACTGAAAGACTACAAAGATTTTTAGAAAAACAAGGCGATACATCTTTATCTTTAGATGATTTTTCTCAAGCCATTCAAACAGGAAGATTAACTATAAATCAAGTTGACGAATTAGTTGAAGAGTTAGCTAAAAAATCAAAAATGTCACAAAGATCATTAGATGATTATATTGAAGGAGAAATTAAATTAATCAATGATGGTGCTTTAATGGGCGATCCAGACAGAGCTTTATTAAGTGATAATTTAAGATTAAGGATACAGGAAGCTTATGAAAGATCCTTTGGAAATTATAATGGAGTTGATGGTGAATTTGTTAAGAGAAGTCAAGTTATAGATAAGTTTTTAGAAGCAAATAATTTAGATGCTTGGAAAGGAACGGTAACTTTAAAAGTTGATGACATTATTAATGTTTTAAAGAAACTAGAAAAAACCAAGCCAGGCTTAGAACTATTGCAACAAGTAGAGGGAGTAGCAGGAGGTTCTATAGGAAAAGTAAGACAAATATTTGAAAAAGCAAAAACTGATGGTTTAACAATAGAAGGTTTAAATCAATTACGATCAACCATATTAACAATTCAAAGAACTGCACCCTCTAGCATGAAAGAAGTAGGTTACGCATTAAGAAGAGTAAATGAGCAAATTGATGATATTTTTGACAATTTAGCCAATGACACAATAACTGGAAATATGCTGGCACAGGGAGGAGCAAAAGATTTTAGAACATTAAAATCTGCCGCAAAACAAATTAGAGCATTTAATAAAGATTATCAAGAAGCTATAGAGCCTTTTAATAATGTAATCGTTACAAAAATAAGAAAAGAAGCTTCTGTTGATGGTTTTGACGTTGACCAAATTTATAATTTTGTTATAAAAAAAGATAGGCCAGAAAATTTACGCAAAATTTTAAATGCCATTACTGATAAGCCTGGTAGAGAAGCAGCTAAAAAAGAATTGCAAAAAAACTTTATAAGAGAAGCGGTTATAAACAGCACTGATGATTTAGGTAGAATTAATCCTTCTGCCTTTGCAAAAGAATTTAAAAATAAATTAGGTTCAACCAAACAAGCTTTATTTGGAGATGATATTCCTCTAGAAAGAATTCTTAATGATTTTACTAAAATTAAAACCAACGTAAAAGCAGCAAAATTAGATGGTGTTATTGATGGTATTAAAGATAAAGGGTTACAAAAAAGTTTAGATGATTTAATTAGAAGTGAAAACGAATTAAACGCAGCAGAAACTAATAAGTTATTTAAAAGAATACAATCAAGTGAACCAGAAGAGATTGTCAGAACTTTATTTAGGAATGGGCAGGCATCAAACATTGAACGCATGAGAGGTATTGTTGATAAAGACACTTTTTCTAAAATACAACAAGACAGTATGCGAGAATTATTAAAAGCAGCTAAAGGTCCTGGCAAACGTGTTGATGAGGTTTTTCAACCAGATGCTTTAGAAAGAGCTTTGAATTCTAGAGGTGATGATACGTTAAAAGCAATGTTTGGCACTGAAGAAGTTAAAGCTTTAAGAAGTTTAGTAAATGATTTGCGTGTGATGACAACTGGAGAAAAAGGTGGTGCAGGTACTTTGATTGCAGGCGCAATAGCGGTCAACGCATTTAACATTGCTATGTTACCTACATTAGTTCAATTAGGTGTTATGGGAAGTGTAATGAGACAACCTTCAATAGTTAGAAGATTTGCAAAAGCCGATAAAGAAAGTATCAATATAGTAATGCAAGCATTTAAAGATGCGTTAAGGTTGACTCCATTTATTGCTTTTGGTGAGCAAGTAGTTGAAACATCAGGACAACTATCAGATGCAGTAAAAAATCAAGGCACTAGATTAATAGAAGAAAGTGGTATTGATTTAGAGCAAGTCAATCTAGGAGAAAAAGCAGAACGATTAAACAGAGAATTTCAAACATTAACAGCCCCTTTAAGAAATCAAACTTCTAGTTTAAACTTAAACATCCCTGACGTACAGCCAATTGCAAGTGTACCTACCCAAGCTCCTATCAGCAGAAGTTTATTAGGTGGTTCAATTGCGAATGAAGATATAGCTGCTAGAATGAATGTTAATCGAGGCGGCTTAGTTTCCAAGAGAAGTGCAATAGACCAAGAAATAGCTGAGTTAATGGCACGCGTTTAATCATCAAAGAAGTTAGGATCAATGGCTACAATTCTCTTCATAGGCCGTCCAGTGGCTTTAACCCGAACATCCTTTTCTTGAATCTCACCCGCATTCATTAAACGATTAATAATCTCTTTAACTTCAAACGATTTCATTGACCTAAATATCTCACGCCTATCAATATCTCTACGACTAATACCAATCTCACCTTGCGTTCTGATAAAACTAAGCACTTGTTTGATACGGCTTTCCATTTCAGAACCCGCCACTTTGTCTTCACAAGTCTCAACCATTATTTGATCGTAGTAATAAATATATTGAATCGCCCATTGAGTTATGTCGCCTGTAATTACTTTAGAGTATGGATCGTCAGCCATTTGACATATCAAAGCCAACCGCATTGCTTTTTCTCGCGTCCTTGAAAGCAATACTTCCAAGCCGTCTTTTTCTAATTTGTTTTGTTGTGCTACAAGTTCATGAGCTAATGTGTTTAGTAATTCTTTTGAACTATCATCAAATTTTATAATTCGTTGTTTGAAATCTATCTCCGAGCTATCTCTAGCTAACTGCTCCATTTCGTTTTTGGTTTCTCGTACTTTACGCACCCACTCACATATCTTATGGCTTGGCTCAACAAATGGCACCATTCGTCCTACTGTTCTTGGTAACTTTGATTCTACAACGATAAAACGGTTTAAGAAGCCATCTACAATGCGACCTGTGGATAAAGCACCATAAAAGTTTCTAGGCACAGACATGCCGACAAGCGTTATACCTGGCTTTATAGTAGAGCGATCTAGAGCCTCTTGTTGCTGTTTTCCAGTCAACGTCATTAAAGAGTAGTTATCAGGTCTAATCGTACCGTGACAGCGACCCCACGCTTCCATAAGCACTTGCAAAGCGTCTTCCTTGTTAGAATTAGATGCTTTGGCAATACTTTCCAAGCGTTTACCAAATTCATCCATTACGGTTATGTGGGTTGGTTTATGTCTAAGTAGACTGTAGACCGCGCCAGACGAGGTATAACCATCACCCGCCATAATATCAGCATGGCCAGAACAATCTAGGATTGATTCAATGGTGGTTTTAACATTCTCTTTACCCTGACCTGACTTGGCTATGCACATAAAATACATAGATGAAAAGTTATTCATATCGGTACGATACATTCTGCCTAATGCCACTGAGCCTAATGCTAATGCACTTTGCATAGATAATGAGGGCTGCTGTATCTGAGCAATAGATTCTGAATACTCAAATATATCTTTGATAATACCTGGTGGCTTGAAGAGGCTATCAGGTTTTTTCACGCTAAATTTATTTTTTATAAATGCAGGGGCTTGTTGGTTTTTACGTTCATGAGTCTTTAGTATTGAATTAACGGTAGTAGATATTTCTGTTCTTGATAATGGTGGTTTGTTTTGTTGATTCCATGATTGCACAAAGAACTCGACCATTTCGATATTAACACCTTTAGCAATCAAATTACCCGCCAATCTAGCTGCATTGTCATTACGACTGCCTGCCATCACCCCTTCCATTGAGAAAGGAGTAGCTATTGGTTTACCGTTTAATTTTTCAGCGCCTGTTACTTGTACCCAGTTTTCTTTTGTAAAGTCAGGTAGGTCGCTAGTATCATGCCAATCCCAATCTAGAATAAATTTAGGTTCATAGATAGCACCTGTGGCATGAATATTGTACGGTGCAATAATTAAACCGCCTACCCCTCTTATATCAATAAGTTTGGCGGGATCGCTAATTTGTGTGCGCCTAGCTACATAAGTCGTATATTGCTCTGGATTATTGTAGTAATAGTGCATCCCTTTGCCAGTGATAACTTTACACGGTGTGTTGGGCAGATTTTCTTCAGCCCAAATACACGCTTCTGGCGTATCGGCATCAACAACAATAAATTTTCCGCAGATCAAAGCCACAACTAAATCATCACGGCCTTTAAACCATCGGGTAATATCTTCCGTAGTCGGTTGTCGCTCTTTGTATTGCTGCCAACTGCCTAAATGTTTAGGCGGTACTTTATTGTGTCTTAATAAAGGTACAGGTGAATAACCCTCTTCGGCATAGGCAAGAGCAAGCTCCAACGCAGAATTCTGCGAAGTGGCTTTTATATTTAACACTAAATTTTCTTGTCTTCAACAGATTCGTCTATAGGACCATAAATAGATTCAAAATCTAACTTGCCACCTGTTTTCTTAATAATAACTTTTGCTTGTTCAATTGAAGGTTGACGCATACCATAACGCCATGATTTTGCAGTCGCTGCTTTGCAACCAAATAATTCGGCTGCTGCTTCTGTACCGATAAATTCAATATATTTTTTAAGGGTATATTGTTCCACTTCTCGCTCCTTATATTCTGGTTCAAGACCAGATGCATGTAATGTGTTAAGCTTTTTTTTACCAAGCTCAACCTGTCTAAAATAAAAATTAATTTCCCACTGTTTGCGTTTTGCTTTGTTCATGCTACAATATGCCTTAGATCAATGAAAACCAAGTGTAACATATTTTTTTTGATTTAAAAGAACTTTTTATAAACATAGGAGAAAGTAGTGAACGATTCCATATTAAGTAGAATCAAAACTCCAAACGAACTTGTGCAGCAACAAGGTGCTAAATTGTTGATCTACGGTGCGTCTGGAGCAGGTAAGACAACCTCGCTCAAAACTGCACCAGGAAAAACATTAGTGGTCAGTATGGAGAGTGGTCTATTATCTATCAAGGACGCTGAACACCTTACAGCTATTGAGGTTAAGAAAGCAAGCGAGATTGAAGAAATAGCTACCATGCTTGAAAATGGCACGTTAGATTATGACACGGTATGCTTAGATAGTATTACCGAGATGTCAGAAATCTTGTTAGCTTCAGAAAAAGCTAAGACAAAAGATCCGCGCAGAGCTTACGGTGAAGTCATTGAAGTAATGATTAAAACCATGCGTAGATTTAGAGATTTACCCATCCATGTAGTCTTCATCGCAAAGGAACAAAGCATTCGTGATGAGGCGACAGGTACGTTCCATTATCAGCCGATGATGGTTGGTGCGAAATTGCCCACACAGATACCTTATTTCTTTGATGAAGTATTATGTATGCGTGTTTTCGATGATGAAGACAAAGATGGACGTAAAGTAATTACCCGATGGTTTCAAACTCGGATCGGTCAGGGATACACGGCTAAAGATAGAAGCGGAAAGTTAGATGAGTTCGTAGCACCTAACTTAACCAATATAATTAAACAACTAGGATTTGCATCTGGAGGTGCTAAATGAGTGATTTTGAAGGATTAAAAATAAACATGGAAGAAGTAGAACGCGGTTCAACGATTCCAGAGGGTGAGTACCCTTGCATTGTAAAAGTGTGTGAAAAAACACTTTCAGCAGCAGGTAACGAATATTTGAAAGTTGAAGTAGATGTTACTGGCGAAAAGTATGCAGGTTGGAAATTACGTTCAAACCTCAATCTTTGGTATCAACACGAGAATCAACGTAAGCAAGAAGAAATTCGTGGATACGCTAACAATGATTTCGCACAGTTATTAAAAGCGTGTGGGTTTGATAAAGCACCAATTAATGCAATGGAATTGCAAGGTAAAAGATTGATTTGTAAAGTGGGTATTGAACCAGAGCGTGATGACAGTGGCTATGGTGACAGCAATAAGATTCTCCGATATATTAAACCTGAGAATACTACTGCACCAAGACCCGCAGGTTTACCACCGAGTATGAGTGATGAATCTCCCGAAGAAAGTGATGTTGAGGAGCCAACTACTACACCAAAACCTCCAACACTTTCTTAGACCACACGGCTTGCTAGGGGTCGGTAGAGTTTTTACTCCATTTAAACTCAACCTAGCATTTTTTTAGGAGCATATTATTAAAACTTCATCAGCTAAAGCCAAAGGCCGTAAACTCCAACAATGGATGAGAGATAAACTCATCGAACTATTGGATATACATCCAGAGAATGTTAAATCAACATCAATGGGTGCTGGTGGTGAAGATGTGATTATGTCTAAAGAAGCAAGAGATGCCTTTCCCTATTCTATTGAGTGTAAGTGCCAGGAGTCTTTAAACATCTGGAAAGCATACGATCAGGCATCTGCTAACTGCGGAAAGCATGAGCCATTAGTTATTATCAAAAGGAATAGGTCTAAAACTTTAGCTGTCGTAGAGGCCGAGTATTTTATTAAGCTGCATAAAGATTAAAAAAAAAGGACCCGAAGGTCCTCTTAGTTTTACTGCTTTAATTTAGTTTCTCTTTTACTTTGTTAATATATTTTTGAATGTATTTAGGTAGGTCAATGGTTTCATCAAGCTCGCCTGACTTATTAGCAAAATTTATCTGATAATATTTTCTGAATACCTCACCTTCATAATTACTACCTTGTCTTTTCAAAATCTCAACATGATTACTGCAACCGCTTTTTAAATCATGTATTACTGACTCAGTATCTTTGATATCCCAATGAGTGATACATTCAAATCCATCCTCATCATCAATATTCATTTGCCACTCATATAATGTTTCTAAACCTTTATTGGTCATTTCTCTCTCCCATGCTTTCGCACATTAGTTAAAAGGATTTCCGAATTGTTAAAGAACAGTTAACCAAATGTTTATATACTTTGGTTACATATAGTATAACACAAGACAAGGAAAGTTATAAGACCCTTATGTTTAAAGGGTTTCAAGGGATTGAGTTTTTAATTATTTGATGTTTTTGTATAAAAAACGAACGTAAGTTATTGATTTAAAAACATTTGCGCAAATTAAATGCTGTTTATTTGGATCAATTTATCTAAATACCATCTGGCTTTTTTTAGGTCTTCTACGCCATTCTTATTTTCATAACGCCATAAGTATTTGATGCAGCAGGCTTTTAGGTGGCCTCTGAATTGTTCTGCACTCATACTCGCTTTAATGGCATCAATACATTCAATTGAATCAGAAATGTAATGATCTGGATTTATATTATCCTTGCTCATCAAAATCCAAAGTCACAATATTAGGACTGTTATAGATGGTAGGTTTACCACCTTTCAAAATTTTGTTTATACCTTCTAAGTATTCACTCATATCTAACCAGGCTAAATCCATTTGCTTGTCTGTTATTTTGAATATCTTGGAAGCATAGGGTGGCTTCTTTTCTTGTGCCACAAAAACAAACTCTTTTACTCGATAACCCGCAGCTTGTAAACCGCGTCTATACCAAGACGCTTGCTGAAGATAACCGTACTTCAAAACTGATTCTTTGAATAATTCAGGAGAGCAACTAAACGTGGTCTTGTAATCAACCGCTACGATATCATTTTCTTGGTGCGGTCCTGGTGGAGAACAGATAACGTCAGGTCTGCACTTGCAAAGTACATCACCCTCGTACCAAAAGAAACTGGCTTCAGCGATCTTGCCATCACCATTCAAATACATATTGCCTTCGTCTATCATGTTATCTCGCATAGCAAAAATATCATGATATTCTTTTTCTTTTATTACAATAAGACCGCGATCAATAAACTCTTGTTTAAGTTCTTTATTGGCTTTGGTGTAAGGACTTCCAACCACTACTCCGACTTGTAAATTAAATTCATTTTCGCCTTCAACAAGCATGGCATGTGCTGCTGTACCAAAGTGCATGGCAGAAGTGGTGACTTGCTCTACTTCTATGGCATGAAGTTGGCTCTCGCCAAATTTACGCACATAAGAAGAGGATACACCTACCTCAGAGTGATAAACCTCATTAGGAATATCTTTATAAACAAGGGCATCGCCTCTTTCAACGCTTTCATACGCTTCTAGTTCTGGTATCTTTTTCATTGTATTCTCCAAACCCGATAAGCTGGTTTCCCATCTTCGTTTTCTATTGTTCTAATAGCGGCTTTCCAACCCCGATATGTAATTTTGGAATAACAGCTTAATGCTTTTGAATGATCATCAAATTCCAAAGAGTCACCAATTTCCATTGCATCAACAATGCAACATTTACCTCCCATTCTTGCTTCTGGCAGGGGTATATTTTTTTCTATTTTCATTGCATTCTCCTAGAATGGAATTTCATCATCGAATTGAAATAATTCTTTTTCTGGCTCTTTTTCTTTTGATTTCTTTTCTAAATCTTTTCGCATACCAAAGTAATCATCTTGATCTTCTTGGAGATTCAAGTGGAAACTTAGATTATCTGCCTCATCGTATTCAAGCAGCAAAGTTTCAATGATATTTTTATTTAATAAAGGCTCTGGCCAATAATTAAACTTAGCAAAAACAGTTTGCATGTTTTCAGCCATAGATTTACGACTGTCGTATTTAGGCTTACCGATAGAAATCCAGTAATCAGTAATTGGTTTTAATTGTTCTTTATCACCTCGAAAAGACAATTCAAATTCGGTTTTGTCGTATGGTAAATAAAAAAACCCTTCTTGTTTTAAACGCTGGAAGGGATAGCAGCGGATTGGATCACCGATCCCCATCTAACGCAGCCTGGTACGCTGTTTCAAACAGAGCGGGGTGATGATTATAAATGTATGACATAAATTTTGCCATACGAGTCACTGCATCTAAATCTTGTATGAAACTTTCATGGTGGTTTAGACTAAACGGTTCAAAAGCCACAGGCTTTTCTTTAGCTGTCACCTTAATCTTGTAGGATTCTGCGTTTTGTTTAGCAAATTTCTTTATTTCATCTTGCATTTCTTTCTCCAAAAAATTAAATGAATAGTTATCTTAACACGATTTGTTTGGTGTTTGCAAATGGTATAAATTTAGTTTACACTAATTGTATCTTAATAAAAATGGAGAAAGAAGATGGATAAAACAAAATATATAATAACGGTTGAATATGGTGATCCAAATACTAATGTGCCATTGAGAACTTCAATAGGTATCTTTGAAGATAAAAAAGAAGCAGAAAAATTTAGAAAAGAAACTTATAAAGGAAGTAATTTTATCTGCACTATATACCCTCTTAATGTATTAGGAGAATAACTGATGAGATATATTCATATTAATCCCATTTCTATAAATGACGAAGAGTACAAAGATTTTAGGCGTATTGGCTTTCGTGATTGGATTTTTGAGCAAGCAGAGCTACGAAACTTGAGTTTCAATCATGTATCAGGCAGTAAGCCTGTCACTAAACATACCAGAGCTAAGAGAGCTGGCACGCTGTTACTTTGTCCAAAATGTAAAGAAACATTTAAAATATATCATTTCAGTTGGACTGGTCTTAATTGTCTAAATTGTAGAGCTTTTGTTAATAAATACGACTGGAGATTGGCTGATGAATGATAAAGATAAAATATCATATAAAACTTGGTGTTATGAGATGTTTCGAGCGAACACCGAAGAACGCATTGAATTTAAACAAGCGCCTTATCCGCGCTGCCGTGATTATATTAATGCAAATCAAGACTTTTTACGGGCTAAGTACAAGGAATTTGAACGATGAACTGGAAATGCAAATGCGGTGGTGATA